TATCGCCAAGTGCTTCAAGGCAACGAGCGGCACATCGTTGTGCTAGAACAGGATGTAGGTCAGATGGACACTGAGGGATCATACATTCGCCAGCTAGAGCAATGTGATCTCCAACTTCAACTTCTGAGTCAATTCCAGCACTTAGGAAAGTAATGGTCTTGTTAGTTTGATTGATAGAAGTTGCAAGTAGATCAATGTTACGTGTCTTGTGACCGGGCTTGGACTGTAGAAGATCAAGTCTGGTAGTTACCGAGAATAGAGAAGGAACGCCATCCACAGTAAAGGTGATAGTACCTGCAATTTCATCCCGAGCAATATTACTAATTACAGCGATTCTATCTTCCGATACGAGTTCATTGGGGCGAATGAAGTAAGTAAAAACAAAGTTACCGCTCGCATTTGACTGGATCGGTGGAGTAACAACGATGTTATTATTTTCTACGTAAAAGAAGATGAAACTTGTACCAATACTGCTGCGCTGGTAAATTGATTTGTCTTCTGGAGCAATCCTAGCCATTTCGACTAGATTGCCATTTTCGTCCTGCCAGAAGATATCACGTAACCTACCGCCAACCGCTCTTGATGGAATAGCGTAAGAAGACTTGTTCTGAACGACTGGTACGGTTTCCGTAAACACATAGAATTCTTCATGAACAGATAGAACGCTAGGAAGAATACCTACCTTCATCTCTTCGTTCGCAAAAGCAAGAAAATCCTCTTCTGTGAACGTGGACTGATTGGTAGGCAGCATCGCTTTGCGCTTAATCTGCTCAATTAGAGTATCTGTTGTGTAATACGGTAAAGCCATACTTTACGCTTTCATTGCAAGTTTTTCTTTTAGCTTCTGGAGTTCAGCCATCTTTTCTTCAATCTCTTCGAGGGACATGGCTTCTTCTTCGCCTTCTTCCTCTTCTTCAGATTCTTCAGATGCCATTTCTTCCATTTCTGGCATTTTGGATTCCATCATGTCTTCAGCTTTTTCAAGGCCCATCTTTAGACCCTTAGCGTCTGGAGCAGCTACGGTGACTTTCTTGAGGCCACGAACGTCGTCGCCCATCATCTTAGTCATTTCTTCGTGTAGCGACTTTAGTGTATCCATTTTAGCTGACTTATAATCTTCGTCAAGTTTCATAGGCTTTTTCTTAGCCATTAGTTTTTCCAACATATCTTTCATTGTCATTACTCCTTATTATTAGTTGTTAACCAAGTGTTATTATCGTAAGTAAAGTCAAATTTGTTACTTTTCCTACAATTCTGTTCAATATCTAAATATTGTAAATTCCAAGGAACATGTAGTCCGCAAACATTTTTGTTTGAAATAGGTATAATATGATCTACGTGTTTTCCTTTTGGACAATTTAAGTAGACCTGATACAATTCTTCTTTATTTGCCCAATTTGGAATTGATCTTTTCTTAATTGCCCTTCTTTTTGAATTTTTAAATCTAACTCTTTGAAGATTATTATTTTCCCATTCTTTTCTAATCTTCTGCATTCTTTCTTTATTTTGCTCAACCCATCTCTTCGTTCTATTAGAATGAGCCTTTTTATTTTCTTGATACCATTTTTTGAAGTAACTATTAAAATACTCTTTATATTCAGAAGTTTGTCTTTTTTCTTTTGCAATCTTCTTTAAGGATTCCTTATTAATTTCTCTGTAATTTTTTTTCTGAGTACTAATTTTTTCCTTGTTTAACTCTCTATACTCTAAATGATAATGTCTTTTACATTTTTCTTTACAATAAACAGAGTTTGAACAGCTTTCAACTTTACACATTTTATTTAAGTTAGAATTAGTCCTAGAATGACAGCCGTTTGAATTGCCATTGCTAGGATTGCCCATTTAGAAACTTTTTCTCGAATGATAAGTTTTGGAACTTCCATGATTTTTACAATCTCAACTGGAACTTCCTTTGTTACAATTTTTTCTACAATCTTTTCTACGTGCTTTTCCACCGGAACTTCAATTGGTACGTGAATTTTCTTAATCACTTCAACGGGTTTATCAACGTAGACGAGTTTTTCAACTTCTTTAATTACTTCTTTTGGAACTTCCACAATCTTATCAACATACACGATCTTTTCTTGAATTACAATCTCCTTTTCGACAGGAGCAGCACTCAAGTTGACCGTGGAATTGTCTAAACTTGTGAAAGTCTTAATCTTTGCCATTAGGATTGTCCTACAATCATACAGCCGGTAACTTTAACCTTCATGGCACAAAGCTGCTTAACTTCTAGATTGGCGACAGGAAGTTCTACCCAAGATGAACCATCTGGAGAAACATGAACCGATCCACCTTCACCGTACTTGCAAATCCTTCGGAGAGACTGGCAATCTACTTCACCGTCTTCTTCTTTGATGCATTGGGTTTTGGCTACAGAGAGAACGCTATCGCCTTCTTCAGCACGAATCTCAATCGCCATTTCGGTGTTCACGGCTTGAACAACTCGAATAGCGTCATGTTCGCAATCAAAAGATCGCTTGAACGATTGTGCTGTGTCTAATTGGCTGATGTTTCTGTTATGGGCCATGTGTAATATCCCTATTATAAGTTGTTAATTATAGGCCAGTTGTAATGGCCCTAAATTTAATTGTCGCACTGGTAAACCCTGCATTATTGCCAGAGACATATTGTACCTGACCTGTGCTGGTAATAGAAAAGGTAATACCTGAATTGTCACCTACACCGGTTTGACTCATCATCCATCCTGAATCTTTCTGGATACCGTGTAGTTTAATACTCTCAAAGAGAGAAGATGTTGCGTCAATTGCTACAGACACAAGTGCTTCAAAAGAACGAACCTGTGCGTTATTAAACGTTAGACCTGTAACGTTAGCCGGGGAGGTCTGATTATTAACTGGCGAGAAAGAGGTTTCAGGAATGTCGTTTGGACTACCGCTTCCTCCTCCTGCTCCCAATTCACTCCAGTCTGTGCTATTAGAGCCTGTTTTCTTGTACACCTTACCGTTGACTGAACTGAGTGCCAAAGAGCCTACAGGGGCAACTAGACCGTCTACAGGAGGATTTAGAGTGGTACTGATGAGGTCCGATTTACCGTTTAGACTGAGGGTATCTTTTAAGGCTTTTACCTTACTACCCTGAAAAATTGTTGCTGGCATTAAGTAGCTCCTTTAGCTAGTTCCTTTCGGAAGTTATTGCCGGTCTATATCTTACCCTAAAAAGTTAATAGCAACAATACCTGAATCAATTGCAGCGGTTCCGTCAAGACGCTTTAGCTTGATGGTTGATCCTGAAGCGATTGAATGTTCGATTGTTTGGTCTGAACCGGGTCCGATTACAAGTGCTAGAGCATCTGCGACATAAAGTCCGATGAAAGCACCTGTGGTATCGAGAATTTGCATTTTCTTTACGTTGGAAGCTAGACTTGAAACAACCGTAAGTGCGGCACTTACGCTACCGGGAATGTTAGTAGAGCTAGTGTCTAGGATGTTTGCGTCTAGAAGATCGACAACCGATAGGCTGTTTACATCGACTTTACCGATGGTGTTAGAACCAGCAGGAAGGCTTGCAACAACGTCAACTTGTAGTTCGCTACCTGAAACAGCATCGTCTAGAAGTTCGACAGCGGTTTTGATTGCCCCAAGTGTGGTTTCTGTTGCTGCTCCAGAGGGGAGTGCAGAAGAAACAACCGTTACGTTTCCAGTATCTACAGCAGTTACCTTGCCGTTTAGAGAAGAAAGGGTTGCTTCTGATGCAAGACCAGAAGGATCGACAGTAACATTAATGTTTTCAAGGGCAGCTAGAGTTGCAGCATCGAGTGCTACCGTACCGCTGACAGGAAGCGGGTTACTAGCGTCGTTACTAATTTCAACTTCATTACTTACTACGACTGTGATATCTTCAAGTGCAGCAAGTGATGCAGCATCTAGTGCAACAACTGAACCAGATACATCAACTTTGTCTGTGCTAAAGCTGAGATCACGGATATCTAGATCGGTTGCGGATACAGGCTGAGTAACGCCGCTACCATCTACGAGGAGTTTGTCGGTTGAAACTGTTAGTCCTGAAGGTAGCTTACCGTCGATAGATGCTACAGTAGTTTCAGAGGCAAGACCTGAAGGATCAACTGTTACATTGATGTTTTCAAGTGCGGCTAGAGTTGGACCATCTAGTGCGACAGTCGAACCGGTAACGTCAACCTTGTCGGTAGCAAACGCTAGATCGCGTACATCTAGGTCTGTTGCGCTGACAGGTTGGGTCACTCCGCTTCCGTCTACGAGAAGTCTGGTTGAACTGACTGTGAGATCGGAAGGTAGCTTACCGTCGATAGACGCAAGGGACGCATTTCCGGTATCTTGTTTAGCATCGGTGGCTAGACCGGCAGTGTCAATGGTGACATTCTCTAGTGCGGCAAGTGTTGCAGCATCGAGTGCTACTGTGGACCCGGTAGCGTCAACTTTATCAGTGGCAAAATCAAGATCACGGATATCAAGAGCAGTTGCGCTAACAGGCTGTGTTACATTTGAACCGTCAACTAGAAGTGCTCCGAAACTCGCTGAGAGGTTTGGTAGCTTGCTGTCAATTGAGAAAAGGTGAAGGTTTGCAGTATCTTGCTTGGCTTCAGTAGAAGCACCGGTAGGAAGCGTTGAAGAGGTGACTTCTGCTTGTACGGCAAGTGCTCCAGATGGATTTACCTTAACATCTACGAATCCGCCACCACCGGCAGTAGTAACGCCGCTAATAATTCCTTTAGTTAGAATTACTTGCGATTCTGATGTAAATGGTCTACTTGCTCTATAGCTAGATGGAGATAGAGATGTTGGCTTTAGGTTGGCAACAATAACGAGGTTTGCAGGACTAGCACCGTTTGTATATTGAACACTAAAGTATCTAAACTCGGCAGCTAGTTGATAACCGACTCCATTTGAGGAAGCGGAAAAAGTCCAAACGTGTTCGTGATGTACAGAAACGCCATCGGCTGAATAACGAATTCTTAGTCCGTCTGTCGCACTGTTAGCGTCAGAATGAACGCCAAGATTGATGGAGTTATAATCTTTAATTTCTGTCCAGTTACCAGTAAAGATTGCACCGGGATCAAGTGTTCCAGAATAACTGTTGTTTGAATCAATTACACCTTCAAGTGTCTTAACATCAACTTGCATCTCATTTCCAGAGATAGCATTGTCAATGATTTCGACAGCAGCTTTCACCGCAGCTAGACTTGTTTCAGTTGCTGCACCTGTAGGTAGTGGGAGAGAATCGGCACTTACTGGCTGTGTAACTCCGCTACCGTCTACTAGAAGTTTATTGCTACTTACGGTAAGATCGGCAGGTACTTTATCACTAAGAGTAACAAGTGTTGCATCTTTAGCAAGTAGAGAAACATCTGGAGATGCGGCAGTAATAGCATTAATAGTTGCACTATCAAGAGCTACTGTCGATCCTGTAGAATCTACACTAAGTACGCCATTTGTATCTGTTTTTAGGACTTGAAGATTGGTGCCGTCACTACCTGCAACAAGTTTGGCTTTACTTGGATTAGGTTGTCCTTCTTCACCGATTGCTTCTTCTGCGATTGTTGCAGAAACCCGAAGTGAGCCGGTTGCGTCTGTCGTTAGAGGAATGAACCTACCATCGGAAGCGAGAGGAGTACCGCTGTCATTTCTGACAGCCATCATCTTCGCGCCGGTATCTGTTGGTTCAGCTACTTCGTTATCTACATAACCGAATACAAGACCACCGGGGTTTTGAATTGTTACCGAGATGGAAGCAGTTGCATCATCGTAGATTTTCTTGATAATTTGACCGGGATCAAGTAAGCTCATTTTATGCCTCTAATTATTAATAGTTACCGATTCGTTCAATTTCAATGTAGTTCAGCGACGAATCAGAAATGCTGTGGGTTTGACCGGTTGCATTAAGTCCACGTAAGTCAATGTACTCACCAGCCAATAGACGAACGGTGCTTGAACCCGAACTTGCCTTGTAAGTGCTTGAAGTAGTTTTTGCAATATCTAGCGCAACATACTGAGCACCCGTACCGTTCTTCCAAAGTCGTGTCCCAACTTCGTTCGTAATTGCTGCTGCTGTAGCAGAGTTTGTGTAGAATCTGTTCGTTACGCGATACAATCCGCTTACAGGAGCCGTGAATTTCCACGATGCTCCTGTGGTTACAGCCCCGTGTGTATCGTAGTCCTTGGTTGCGTAGTCAATGATTGTGTCGGTTACGATGTTAGTAGAAGTACTTCGCGTATATCTTGCTGCCACCGTTTCCCCGCCAAGCAGTGTGGTGTTACCAGCAATTCGTTCAATGTTAAGGCGAGTAATTAAACCATTTCCAAGTAGCTGACTTGTAGAATTGTTGTTTCCGCCGTAGAAATACAATTCAACATAATCACCAGCATTTAATTGAACAATACCAGATGCGGTTCTTTCTTGATTTCTTGTGGCGACAGCACCTTGCGTAGAAAAAATATTAGACGATGAACCATTTACATAAATTACTGCACCATACGCTGTTTCAAGTACGTTAGTTGATGCAACGTTTACAGTTCCAGATACTTTATAAATGCCAGAAACAGGAGCTACCCATCTTGAAAGAGATGTATTGTTTGTTCCATGAGTATCAATAATTGAAGTATTTAGCGGAACCTTGACAAAAGAAGTGTTTGGAGCAAGGTTAAAGTTTGAACTATTTGTCAATACTGACGCAACCACCCGACCTTCGCTAGAATCGCTCACGATCTGAGCAGAGGATGACCAGCCGACGATTGGGACCGAAAACTCGGCTGTAAAAGTATCGGCGGTGGTCATTGATGCAGTGGTAAAAGTCCCTGAATCGCTTTTACGGAATGAAACAGTCGTAGACGTATTATAATCTACTGTTCCGATTCCGTTCGCAGCACCACCGGCATCATCGTAGAGTTTATATACACCTAATGAAGTTGTGACTTCTGCCGCAGGAAGTTTTGACGTATCAATAGTATATCCATCTGGAATTGTTAATTGAAGACCAGTTGCTGCACCTGTTCCTGCACTTGGATTAAAAAATGCTCTGACAAACATATATGATCCAACTCGCCAATAAGTTAGACTGTTTGCGCTTGTTCCAGAGAATCCAAGGTTACTCCAAGAAGGAGTTTTTGAAACTGGATCGGTTACTGGTGTTGTAAATGCAACGTTCTGAGGACCGACTTGTACGTTGTCAATTCCAAGTGAGAATTCTAGACTTGTTGACGATGGTACGTGTAGACATAGACGATAACTTGTTGTAGTTGAAAGGGTTTGGAAAGTGGCAGTAAGTTTGCCCTTTGTTCCACTTGAAACGTTTACAACCTCATAACCAGCAGGTTGAATGACAGTTGGTGTACCGTTAGGGTCGGCAACAATATACACAGCAACGTCACCAGTGGAAGTATATGTACCGCTGAGTACTTCGTAGTTAAATGAAATTACTAGAGATTTAGCTAGGTCTGCTGAATCAATTGTAAAGTCAGTTGCAACCCCTTCACCGATAGCAGAGTTAGATGTAGTCTTTGCGAGTACGAAATCAGCAATTCCGCGAAGTGGAGAATCCTGTGAACGAGTCCAGCTAATTAGAGAAAGACCTCCAGTACCGCCACCGTTTGTAGGTCTTAGACCGTTACCGTTTGCAGCATTTGGAGAGTCATAGTATGTTGACCAGCCGACAGTGTTTGCTTCTGCATCTGGATTGGTGATATAGTTAATACCGCCACCAGAACCGGTGCCTACCGCTGTCTCGTTACCGAGGGAATCGCGGAGATATAGCTTGCCATCGGTCTTTAGACCAAGGCGACGACGACCGGCAGAAGGACTTGCTAGTGAACTTTCTTCAATAAGATCAACACCATCGTCAACAACAGGACTGAGAAGCGTCTTGTTGCTGAGTGATTCTGTGCCAGCAAGGGTAGCTAGTGTTCCTGTCGCGGGGAAGGTTAGGCTTGTGTTATCCTGTCCAGAACCGCCGCGAGACTTGGCAAGTTGTGCCTCAGAAGATAGAGCACCCGTTCCATCGTTGATGATAACGTGGTTTGCTGTTCCGTTTGCAACCTTACTACGTGCAATTGCAGCAGAAGTTGAAATATCTGAATCTGTAATAGAGTCAGAAAGTTCTAGTTTAGAATAAGCAATTGCTGCACCGGCTTTGATGTTAGCGTCAACAATGTTTGAAAGAGTGTTTAGATCAGAGTCAATTGTCTTATTTGTAAGTGTTTGAGTTGTACCAGTTCCAACTACAGAGTTACCTACACCAACACCATGAACGTTTTCTGAAGCAGAAGTGTGAGATGAAAGTGAGGATTCTGCGGTATCTACTCTACCTTCAACTTCGTCAATAGCTGCCTGTACTTGAGTAGCTGTAAGACCGGAGGCGGTGTTACTATATACAATATCGGAAGCATCGTGGGCAGTTGCGCTGTCTACGTGAGCCTGAAGGTTGGATTGTACATCTTCAACCGCATCTTGTACGTTTGTGCCGGGGATAGAACCGGTAGGATCGAAGGTAATTTCAGAGGCTTCGTTTTGACCTTCTAGTGCAGTCTTAACCGCTAGAGCCGAAGGAATCTCTGTGTCAGATGTTGCGAGACTTACGTCGGTAACTAGGACACCAGCCTTGAGGTTGTCTGTCTCTAGATTTGAGATCGTGTTGGAGTCGGCATCAATTGTCTTGTTGGTGAGTGTCGCTGTATGCGATTCTGTGACAATTGGAGAATCGGTAGCACCGTCATGGTAGGAAATCTTACCACTTGCACTGTCAACCGCGAGATCGCCCTTTTCACTAGGTGTCTCGGAACCGGGTTGAACGTTTACCGATTTTTTAATTTTAAAGCTATTGTCTGCCATTGTTTACTCCGACTTCATTATCCGTCTGGTTAGTTTTGTTCATATGCTCGCGCTTTAAACGTGAGCAATCCTGTGGGGTTAGTACCGATATCTGTAGACTTGTATTGTGCCTGTCCAACTGATGTGATTGTGATTTCAACACCGGCATCGCCAACTCCGTAACGAGCAACTTCCCAAGTACCTGCAATGGACTTGTAAGTAATAAGCATTGTACCACATTCACTTAGCTCTTGGCTATCAGAAGTTCTATAAATAGAATATTCAATGACAGCAGAACGGACTTGTGTGATATCGAAGTTAAGTGCGGAGATGTTGGTTGGTGTAGTTACGTTGTTGCTGAGTTCAAACTTTGTTTTGGCAATGTCATTTGGACCTAGAGTATCGTTTGCTGCATCAACAAGAGCCTGTAGCAAATCCGATAGTTCTTCACCCCAAGGTGGATTATCGCCACTCTGATTTAGAATAAATGTGTTACTGCCAATTGTAACTTGCTTGCTCAAAGGGGTTATCTCCTATTATAAGTTGTTAACTTGTTGATGTTTAATTGTAGTTTAGCTAAAATTAGACATATGGGTTTTGAGTTTTTCATCCTTTTAGTCGTTTTCTTTATTATTTTAGCTGTTCCTACCAAAGAGGACAAAGAGCAGATCCCTCTGCGCTTTCGTGAGTTATTACACTGTAAAAAGCACAAATGGGTACAGAAACAGCTAAAAGATAATAATTCATACACCATCTGTTCTGAGTGCGGCTTTAAACCCACTGAAGACTTGCGTAAAGATGATGGTTCGGATTATTAAGGCTTGAAGAACCTTTTACCACTTTTGGGAGCTAGACACTGAACATGCACCCAATTAGGAGTGTGTTCAAATGCTTCACAGTAAAGGTCTAGTTCTTCTAGGATGCTTTCGTTTTTCTTAATCCAAGCCTTTAGCTTACCGTCACGATCTTCTAGATCAACCGCCGCACAAATAAGGTGACGACTAGACATAGGCACCTTTAGCTGCGGTAATCCGGTAGCTTTCCGCTTGGCATTGATGTTTTCATAAATCCTGAGATGGTCTTCCATTGTCCGAAGACCAGACGTAACCATCCTGAAACTGCCAAACTTCTCAAGTAGTTGATTGACTTTAGGAATGAGAGTATTAAGATTGGAAACTTGCTCGGGAGTAAGTTCCTCCATCTTTACTTTGCCCAAATAATCTTGCATTGAAATGTAACGCATATTAGTGTTTCATGTCAGAAGGTGGTGCCAAATCCTTGATACTCATTGTTTCCAATTCGTATCTGAACGCAGCTTCTTCACCCCAATACAGTGTACCGTCCTTTGCGCGATAGAAGGTTTCTCCTAACGCACAGGGGGTAATGTAAAAGAGGTTAATCATCATATCTGCAACAATATAAGTGTCGTGAAAGTCGTAAGCCAAGCTAACAATAATGCCGGGGAATTGCTTCTCCTCAACAATGAGGAAACAAAAGACCTTTTCCCCACGGCTTGTAGCAACTTCCAAAAGATTCTCATCTGCAAAACGAGTGTGCATCTTCTGTTTTTTAAACATTTCTGCGGCACGTTCTAGATAAGGATTCTTTTTCATAACACTATTTTAGCTATTTAGGATTTAAACTTCCAGAAATAACCAGCATAAGCCGATCTTTCGCCTCTAAGTACTCGTCTTATCGAAGAAATTCTAAAACCTTGGTCTTTTGCTTCAAACAAATTTGCAAAAACTTTATCAGGTTTTCCGAACTGACTTATGGCAATTACAGGTTTTACATTAGTGTCGTCTAATTTTTTATTTAAAATAGTTTTTGCTTCTGTAATATAATAATCTTTAGAAATATTAGAATCTTCGTAAAACCAACAATAATTATATGCATGTTTGCAGATTCTTCTCAATGATTGACATACTGAGCCTAATTTAAATCCATTACGATCTGCATCGTGAATTGACTCAAAACGAATAACACTTAAATCAAATCTATTTACTCCAATAATAGGTCTTTTAATACTATTTTTTTTCATTTTACTAATTCTTAGACTTCTTTGTTCAGGATTTTTCCAAACATTTTTCATTAGTTTGGATATGTAAATTCTTCCTTCTTTTACAGGAATTGAATTGTAACCTTTTGTAAAGTTCAAGGAGTCATAGAAATCAATAAAATATTGTTCAATTTTTTCCAGATGCTCTAAATCTTTAGTACAATAGATTACTTCAATCTTAAAAAATTCTATACCATGTTTTCTAATTGCTCGATGAAATCTGTACTTTGATTCTTTTAATGCTGCGCTTTTATGCTGAACCCAACGCCTATTAATTTCTTTAATGGTTGAACCAATGTAAATTTTGTTATTTTTTATATTAGTAATTTTGTAAATGTATCCAACCATACTTACTAGGAGCAGTATAACTAAAAAGAAAGGGGAAATATATGAAATACTTCCCCTTTCCCTTTATTTATCGCTTATGAGTTAACGATATTTGAGATGAGTACGTTCTTACCGGGGGCATCGCAGAAGAGAGCCTGATCGGTATAAGCGCGTAGCTCGTAACCAGCGTTAGCTTCGAGGTCGCGGAAGAAGTCGCCTTCCATCGCAGGACGCTTGAAGGTTACGTCGGTGCTGCCGACACGCATCATGGTGTCCATAGCGAGTACGTAAGCATAGCCTTCTTTGCAATAGATTGTGGGTTCGATTGCAACTAGGCCGTTCTGTCCATAGAACTTGATGCTCTTAGCACCGGCTTCAACTTGAGCGGAGCTATAGCTTGAGTCGTACTTGCGGAGAGCAGCTTGCTCAACGAGGAGGTCAGCCCAAGTCTTAGGAGAGACTAGAACTGTTACGTCGCTGTCAAGACCCTTGGCAACTGCTAGAGCGATAGCACGTTCAATCTTGGCGAGTGAAAGTGATGCGCTACCGGCAGAATACTCGTTACCCTTCCAGAGTGAGTATTGTGAAGCGGAGATATCGAAGAGTGAACCAGTGTTGGTGATGATCTTGTGGATACCTGCGAATTCATTACCTTTTGCACCCTTGTGGTAGATAACGTCGTCAGCCTGAACGCCAGTTGCGTCAGCAACGGTGACTTTCTTGGCATCAAGGTCAACTGAGGATACAGTGGTTGAAACGCGAAGTGTTGTGAGGTCTTCGCTGTAGATATCTACAGGCATACCTTCAGCACCGGACCAAATACCAGAAGCCCACTCAGCGGCGGCAATGGTAAGTTGTGTACCGGAAACTGAATCAACTTTGCCGTAACCTACCTGACCATAGAGAAGCTCAATTTCGAGTTTCTTGGTGATAGAACGGAGCATGTTAGCAACTAGGAACTTAGTTGCATCCATGAATGCCTTCTGGTCGCCACCGATTGCACTTGAAGCAGCCTTGTAACCAAGGACTGAACGGAGTACAACTGGATTGCCGCGAATAGAAGCGTTCTTAACTGCGCCAGCAACGGCAGCGTTAAGAGCGAACGCATCGTCGTCAGAAGCAGCGAAGGTGACACCGTGTTCATGGCCGAGAATAACTGGCTGATTGTAGGAGTTACCTAGCTTGGTCTTCTGTTGGAATTCGATCATCTTGTAGAGTTTTACGCCATCTGGAATAAGATTCTGAATCTTATCAGCATAAACTTGCTTGAATAGCGCGTTTAGTGATTGGAAAGTGTTGTTAGCGGACATTTGTTTTATCTCCTTAGATAAAATTTTGTTTTAGTTAGTTAGTTATTATCATCGGGAATTACCGTTCCAGAGGATACCTTTCACTATCTAAGGAAATGGGTATGTCCGGTAAGACAATCCTTCCTTACTAGGAGAAGGTCCAAAAGTTAGGACCAATAACTCTTCATATTAAAGTTGTTAACGGAATTACTTTATACTGATAAAAAATTTACAAGTAGCTGATATCAAAGAAAAAGGGAAGAAGTTATTAAGTCTTATTTTGCCAACTTGTATTATCGTATGTAAAATCGAATTTATTGCGTTTGAAATTATTGTCTTTTTCTGATAGATATTGAAGGTTCCAAGGCACGTGTAAACCGCAAACATTTTTATTAGTAATTGGTATAATGTGATCTACTTGCATACCTTCTGGACACTTTTGATAAATTTCATTTATTTCATCAATTTTTTCTAAATAAATTAACGCAGTTTTTACCTTTTTATCTCTTAAACGCCAATGATTTTTGATTTTTCCAAAATTTTTTGAGCGATATTCTTTATTAAGTTGTTTAACTCTTTCTGGATTGTTTTTTCTCCATTCAGAGATTTTTTGATTTATAGCAAGTTTATTATTTTCTCTATAAACTCTTTTTTTAGCTAAAATTTGTTCTTTATTTTTTTGATAATATTCTTTATCTTTTGACAACTTCGTTTCTTTGTTTTTTTGATAATAATTTTTACATAGTTTTAGATTTTTTTGACGAACTAATTCTTTCGGTTGTCTATAAACTACAGGTTTGTCAAATGAAATATTGTTTTTTTGTCGATAAATATGAAAAGCACAGTAACCAATTTTACTAGCTGATCGCTTTGTACAATTAGTTACTGTGCAAATTTTCATTAGAACTTACCGCGAAGGAAATCTTTCATATGAATACGTTGATCTTCCTTCTTTTCAGCCTTAACTTCAGCCTGTCCTGTAGATTTTACAGCGTTGGCAGTCTGTGCGACCTGCTGTTGTTTTACCTTAGCGACAGTACGCTTACGAAGGCGCGAGATGGTGTCCTTACCGAGTAGTTCCTCAAGTACATCGTCACTGGATGCACTGAAGAGTTCCTTAATGTCAGAATTCATCTGCTTACGGAGAAGAGGGACCAAATCCTTTGGAGAAAGGTCAATATCGTTCTGTAGAGCAAGCATCATCATTTCTGCCATCTTACGGACGGTATAAGGTGTCTTGGGAAGTTCGTTAGTGCTTAGAGCGGATTCAATGTCGTTCTGAATCTTTTCTTCCTGTTCAGCCTGTAGACGTTGAAACTCACGTTCTTTACGCTGTGTTTCTTCCTTCTCAAACTTAGACTTTAGTTCCTCAAGTTCGCGCTGAAGTTTCTCTTTTTCGAGTTGTTCTGGTGACTTGGAGGCTTGTTCAATTTCCTCATTAATAATTTCTTGAGCGAATTGCTTGAGGTCAACACCGATGTTTGGATCGGTTAGTACCCTACGTGGGTTCTTGCGAAGCATTTCAATGAATTCTTCCGCAGCCTTACGTAGTTCGGTAGCCTCTTGCATACGCTTCTGAGCAGCCTTAGACATTTGAAGATGCTTTTTGATCTGTTCTTCATTGTCTAGATCGAGTTCGATATCCTCGATTTTGCCGTCAACTTTAATCTGGTATTTCTTGATTAGCTTCTTTTCAGCTTTGGTAAGTTCGGCAGGGTCTTTAGCTGCAAGTTCTTGAGCCTTTTCAGCTTCGGCAGTTTCAGCAGCAGCTTCGGCTTCTCCACCTTCAGCGGCTTCAACTTCCTGATTTTCTTCTGCAATTTGTTGTTGGGGTTGTTCTGCTTGAATAGCAGCTTGTGCTTGTGCTTCGGACATAATTACTCCTTATCATCCCATTGGGGTAGATTAATAATAGTTGATCCGTCACCGATATGGTGGTAGGATTGTTCTATTATAAGTTGTTAATTAATGTAGGATTGTGTAGATAAGTTGACCGATATTAGCAAGGACGCTAACAATGAGTAGGTCACGAAAGAACACACTTCTAGGCTTGTATTCTTTTTTAAAGTGAGGGTCGCCTTTTTTACGATAAATGATTTTAGCCATTAGTTAAGTGCCTCTACAATGATATTTAGCTCAGTAACCAGCAGGTTGTTTGCGTTAGTTCCGTTTGCGATAAACAACTCAATAAAGTCATTTGTAGTCAATTCTACAATAGCTTGAGAATAGAAGTTTTCGTTACGACCGGTAGCGGAAGTTGTTGCTTGTGACTCTGATTCGGCTAGAGTTGTGCCATTTTTTGCGGCGCGAACAAGAATAACGGCAGCAGGTGTCACCACAGAGTTAGCCGAACAGGATGCTGTAATTCGGAACGATCTTGTAATACCGCCCGTATAAGTAAGTCTGTTATCGGTATGAGAAAACTTTTGATTTACTGAACTTGGGGTTGTCACTCCCTGAATTTTCTCGAATACACCAGTGGTTGCAATAGGGTTTGGTGTTGTGTTATTTGTAAAATACGCTTGACCAATTTCAGCAGAGTTACCAATACCTTTACAGTTTGTGAACAAAGCCTTGTTATCGTTAAATTGTACACCAGCGGTATAGGTGGCACCGCCAGAAAAGTTAACAGTATCAAGGATATAGCCTTCAACTGGAATTACAGCAGAAGTGCTGACGTTAATTGCGGTTGCTCCACCAAATGCAACAAACGAGCTATAAGTAACTCGAATACGTCGTGTAATTGTTAAGGTGCTTGGAAAGTTCAAGGTAGTCTGTCCGGCTACACCTGAAAATAAACATTGTGTAAATCCAACAGTACCAAGGGTTCCATTAAATGTCATGCCGGAACTATTTAGCAAAGCGCAATCCGACATGATAAAGTTGGAATAATTTTGAATAGTACCAACTCCTGAACCGCCATTAGAACTATTACAATTTGTAAAATTTACACCAAACCAGTCAATAGCTGCGGTTGGCGTTCCTGCACCATTTAAGTCAAGGGCAGTGTCATGAGTAATACTTAGATTACGCATTGGTAAGCTATACTGCGATGTAATTAATGGTGTTGCCGCACTTAAACCTGTAGATTTTAGGAAACAGTTTTCTGAACTTCCGCCGATAATGGTGGTGTTTTGACCACATACGAGTCTGCTACCAAGCAAATCAACCGTAGTGGTAATAAAGTAAGTCAAATTATCTTCTAGAGTAATTACGCTGGAAACAGGTGCAGGAAAATCCTCAACCTTGTCGATAAATTTGATCTTTTGGCTTTCTAGCCAATTGTTATATTTAGCGTAATTTTCTCTAAAACTCATATTTTATAAAACCGGGGGCAGTTGCCCACCCCCGGCCTCATTTAGTTATTAAACGATAGCAACTTTAGCGTACTTGACTCGTACAATATCACCAACGGAGAGTTTTTCCTGTCCGACAGTGATGAGTGAACCAGCAAAGGTAATGCGGGTAACACCGCCAACAACGCTAATAGTATAATCGTCTGTCTCATGAATAGCAAGACGATCTACGTAAGCGTTAATGGAAGCACCAATCGCAAGATTAGCTAGAGTGACGTAACCGTTTGAAATGTCACCAGAAGCTAGTGTAAACTTCTCTTGAACAAATTCAACGGAAGCGGCTTCTAGAGCATCAACACGTAGGTCGAGTGCAGCTTCGGCAGCTTCAGCGCGGTTCTTTTCGGTGAGTACTTCTTGGTCGGTGTACGCTTCAGCAGAAGCCAAGGTAGCAGAAGCAGAAGCATCAAGTTGACCCTTATTGACAGCATCAGAAGATACAGTACCGTCTGCAAGGTTAGTAATCTTCTGGCTACCGACAGCAATATCGCCACCGCTAAAGCTGAAAGCCTTATTCTCCATCTTGAAGAGAGTGTTCGATACGTTGTCACCCTGTTCAAGTTCAACTTTCGTGGTAGTAACTTGAAGCCAAGTGTAATCGCCAGTAACGTTGTCGATTGGTCCGAGATTTGCTTCACCTAGACCAATGTAGTGTTCGCTCCCAACAGTGACAGTGTTAGCACTAACGCCATCTGCACCTGAAACGGAATTTCCGTTCATGTTGAGTGCGCCAGTCATTGGGCGTGAACCATCTAGCTTTAGGAAGGTGAGGTCTTCAGCTTCACGAGCGGCGGTTTCTACGGCAATAGCTGCATCACGGTCAATTACTTCTTGAGCAATTAGACCATCTGCGTAAGCCTTGGCATCTGCTTCGGCCTTAGCTACAGAACCTTCTACTGTTGCGTCACCTTCGATGATATCTAGACGACCGTCTAGAGCAATGTCAGCTTGCTCACGAGCGGTTTGTTCGTTAGAAATAGCGGTGGTGACTGTGGTGACGAAGTTTGGATCGTCACCAAGTGCCGCAGCAAGTTCGTTAAGTGTATCAAGTAGCGCGGGTGCGGAATCTACTAGATCAGCAATTTTCTGATCTGTATAAGCATTTGCGCTTTGAACTTGAGCATCTAGGTACGACTTACGAATAATATCGTTAAGTGCAACTGGATCACTTGTTACTTGTGGTAGAGTTAGAAACTCTAGCTTATCGGAAGAAGTTAGCTTGAGAAGCTCAACATCTCCGCTATCAGCGGCGTTACGTGCCCTTAGAGCACCGTTGTTAAGTAGAAGAATTTTCGACTCATCAATTGAATTGTCGCCAATAAACTTCTTTTTAATTTGTGACATTATTTTTTCCTCATTAGTTAATTATATTAATACCATACGATCCTTAGAGTATCCCCTTCCGTAAGGACACCTTCAAACCGACCACCCAAAATCCCCCATGACAGAGTGTCGTTTGAAACAATAAAGTCTTTTACATATTTTCCTGCACCACCACCATCTAGAACATCCAACAAAACCCTGCTTGGTTGTGTCGGAGTACCACTTAATACAACACTTTGATCGTTCGCTTGTAGCGCATTTAAATCGATATAATCGACTTTATAGGAAACAACAGAATTTACCTCATCGGCCTTATCGTCAACATACTGCTTATTAGCAGCATGTTCCGGTAAGGTAGGAACTGCTGGTTCTTCTATAATAGTTGTTAAATCTACAAGTCTTAAAGCACCGGTCATTGTGTCGCCAGATTTTGACACCTTTTGATCGATTGCGTTATTAACAGTAGTTGCAAAGTTAGCGTCACCGCCTAGAGCGTCTGAAATCTCTTTTAGAGTGTCTAGAAGTTCAGGAGCAAGATCAACTACTTCAGCAATTGCGTTGTCGGTATATGTATTTGATGTACTGATTGCAGTAGTTACACCTGCATCAATAGCTAGTTGTTGTGCGGTAGAGACAGGTTTATCTAGATCGCTAGTATTGTCAACCTGATCCAAACCTACATCGGACTTGGTTAGGCTAATACTTAGATGTTTAGCTACCGCATCGTATTGAATTGGAGGGTCAACTGAGAGAATGCCAGAACCGGGAGGCCCTTGAATGCCACCGTAAGGTAAAAGCTGCCAAGGATCGATTCCGTTACCGACCTTGAACTGATCGGTATCTAGCTCTAAACCAATCTCACCTTCAGCGAGGATTGGATTAACGCTATTCCAAACAGTTGAAATATCTCTTCTTAGTTGAATCCTTACAGCCATTTTATTTTACCTTTTAACTGGCCCCTCCAGCATCGAACGGTTCAATCGGCGTATAAATAGCATCTGCGTCACCGCCGTCGATATTAGAGAATGTAATACCGTCAACACCTTTAGGGATAGTAAAGTTTAGCACAACGTTTTGTGTAGTTCCAGCATTTACTACTTGTGCGGGTGTATTAGGATCGCCAGTTGTAACTGTACCAACTTCTACTTTAGGAGGGTTAGTTACTGTGGTTTGTGTAATAAATGGCATTAGGCAATCTCCATCACTCTAACTTCGCAGCTTGTGCCGGGAGCACATACTGCATATAATTCTACAGCAGAGTTATCCCTTACATCAAGAATCATTTCTTCATACTGCTTTTTTGGATAACCATTGTTAATAGTTACGTTGGATGTACCAAAGTAAACATCTTCTGTGCCAATAACCCTTACGCTAATTCCGTTTCGATTAGCTAGAGGAATAGGTGGAACCTTTGTTGGAATGTCACCAACGATCATTTTAAGCGTTCTAAAACCAGTACTTAGACCGGTTGCTTGAAAGTTACCAGAAACAACGCCACCGATAATCACGGCGTTAAGTCCTACGTCACCGTCAACTGTAGTTGTTCCGACAAGACTTGAACCATCGCCAATCTTAATAGAGTCGTCAACGTGAGAAATGACGACCTCTTGTGTATCGATGTTTGCGCTAATCTTAGCATCAACTCGAATGGCATCGTTAGCCTCATCGTAGACCCGCTTGATGATCTGTGCCTGATCTAGTAGTGATGGGTTGGGATTCTTAGCCATTATTTCTTTTCTTTCTTTTTCTTAGGATATTGTTGTTTTAGGAAAGCCTTGAGAGATGCAAAGGTATTTGCTTGCCCTTGCATATTTCCACCATTCTGTTCCATAACTTATCCTTTTAAAGATTTCTTTAGCTTGCTAAACTTACCGCTCAAGATTTTAGAAACGCTTGGCTTGCTCCACATTTTACAGGACCAGTATCGGGCTTTGGTCTTAGGACCGGGGTCTTCACAGTTATGTCGTGCTCTAAAATTCTTTCTACGATCGGGGTTATCTCGTTTGATCTCCATATCGGGATCACCAAAGTTCACCTTTACGGTGTTACCCTTCTCGTTTTTAGTATAGACTGAAAACTTCTTAGGACCATCTGGTGTCCTAAAGGGTTTATTAAGTGCTTTTTTGATCTTATCAAATTTAGCCATAGTTATCTACCGAAAAGATTCTTGATTTTGTTAAATTTTTGAGCACCCTCTAGAGCCTTTTTCCCCAAACCTACACCCATCAGATTTGTCGCATCGATGCCCATGTCAGCAACAAACCCTAGCGGTTTTTCTAGAAGATATTTATTATCTGAATCTTTTTTCATAAATAGATTAAGAAAACTTTCTCTTGGAATTACAGATTCAGCTTTTTCGAGCACATTGTGTGCAATATCGTCACCTTGGGTCTTCTTACCCATGAATCCTTCTTTAGCTGCTGTAATTGGATTTTTTCCTTCAAGTGCAGCAAGGGTGGCAGCTTTAAAAGGTTCTGTAGTTGTTCTATCAACAATTTCACCAACGGCTTCAAAAGGTTCAAGACCGGTTTCTTTTTCGGGAGGGTTGTCAAGGTAGTATGAACCACTTGGTTTTCTTACTTGAGATGCTTTGTTAAATAGTTCAAACCAAGATTTAGGTTTCTTTTCTTGGGTTGGAAGCGTAGCTTCTTCTTTCTTTGCTTGATTAATTTCAGATTCTTGTGAAGAAGTTACTCCATCATAGAGATTTGCTTGATCGTCATGTAGTTTTTCAGCGGCTTTGGTTGCTTCTTCAACATTCTTATAAATTCCTAAATGTTGTCCTGTACGTCTAAAATGATCCACTGCTTCTTTTTCAGATACAACCTTATCACCAATGACAGTTGGGATATTAATTGCTCCCTTATCTGTTGTAATAGTCATTGTTCTTACTGTAGAATAAGAACCATCCGAATTTTTTACTTTAGTTCTTGAATTTAGATCAATATTACCGGGTTCAACAAGTGAATCATTTGAGATAGGCCCTTCGGCAGCGGGAGCTAAAGCAGCGGAAGCCATTAGACCTTTACCAGTCATATCACTGGTTTTGTCAAAAATACGTTTAATTTGACGGAAACGTGGAGCAGCTTCAGCATCCTCAGAGTTAAGCATGGATGCACCGGTTGCAGCACCCGTAATAGCTGCTGCTTTTTTAAACTTGGTACCCATAAGTTCCTCATGGTTTTTTTGAAAGGTTTTTTCTAGTTCGTTTAGCTTTTTAGCAGCAGCCTTAACATCAGTGACGTTAACATTGCCCTGCTCAACAAGTTCTTTAGCTTTTTCAAGTTCAAAATTTTTAGGAAATTCAATATGATGATTGCCTGTAAACTGTTGAAGGAGTTCTTCTCGACTTAAATTTGGATTGTCAAAATAACCATACGCTTGCTTAGGATTGCCTGATGCAAGTTTTAGCATGTCTTGTGGAGTAAAAAGAGTTCCATCAGACATATAGAGTTGATTTTGAAATTCCTCTAAAGTTAGTTTCTTTTTAACTTTTGGATTAGAATTGTAAATGTCAACTAAATTCTGTAGAAGTTGTGGATTTTGCGAAGCTACATCGTAGACACGCCTTGGGTCGTCATTGACAGTTTTAATCATTTTTCTTTTATCAAGTTTAATACTAGGTATTGGAGTTGATAAAGAAAGGGGATAGTTAATGCTATCTTTAAGATGTTGACCTTCGTGCAGAAGTGTCGATACTAGACTTGTCTTATAATTTTCTAAATCTGGAGAGTATACAATTTCAGAAGACTTTGGATTACTTCCGTAATAATTATTATTCTCATCAAACAAAACAGGTCTTGAAAATTTACCTTGAACACCGGGGTCTAATGGTGCAGATGATACACCACCGCGAATTAGGTCAACTTCTGGATACATCCGACGTAATGCTTCCATGTATTGATCTTCTGGCAAACCTAGTCTTTCAAGAGCAACGTGACCCAACAAATCTGAAGTTTTTCTTAAATTGTCACGAAATTTTAAAGGCTCAATTTGCATCAATTCTAACAGTTTAGGTGTATTTAAAACGCCGTCCTGCGTAGATTCTTTTAGAAACTTTTCAATTAGTTGTCTAGGAATGACTTTTGTTGACGCTTCGGCATCTTCAGAGTCGCCAAGCATCGCAGCCGTACCAAGACCTACACCAGTTAATGCCGCAGCTTTCTTTCCGTCAATTGAAGACGCTTGAGTATCATATCTACCTTCGTTAATAGCCCAATCTGGTAAGATACCTGCTTTTTGTGTAGCATATGTGGTATTGGCTGGATTTGCTCTATTTTCCGCACCTTTAGGTCCAAAGTTGACCCAACTGTTTTGACCACGAGTTTCTGTAGCAAGTGCCTTTTGTGCTTCAGGACTGAACATCCTCATGTGCGCCTGAAATGCATTTTCCTCACCGCGAGCACCAAATCCCACACCCTCTTTGGCATGGCCGAAGATATCATGAACAATCCTGAATAGATCATTTGCAACTAGCTCTTGATCTCCGATTTTTTCTCCGGTCTTAGCAAGTAGAGGATGATCTAATTGTTGAGTAGGGTCTGTACCAAATCCTTGTTCTGTTGGATAATACCATAGATGATTATTCTCCTGCATGTCTTTAATCATGTCAGCAGAACCACCGGCATATGGATTTGGTTGACCGGGTTTAATAGGTTCAATTTTTAGACCGGATTCTTTAAGTTTTTGATATTGTTCTAAAGTTTCCTTGATTAGAGCATCATATGCACGTTTAACGTTTTCGTCGTTTGGAGCATGAGGCATTTCGTCGTATGCCTTCGCAATCCTAGTACCAAGTTCGGGATTAACTTTTTGGTAGGGAAACTCTGGAAGAACAGCTAGACCTTTTTCTTTGTTGAACAATTTTGCAAGTTGTTCAAACTTAGAGATTTTTGCAAGTGGGGCACCGATTGCCGCATTTGCTTCTTCAGAATCGCCCAACATAGCGGCTGTGCCGATACCGGCACCAGCTAATCCTGCGGATAATTTAGCACTGTCTTTCTTTGCTGGATCAAACTCAGCAAATTTGGAACGAACCTTTTTTGGATCAAACACAATTGTTTCTGATCCATTTTTAATTCCAGAATAACCTAAATTTTTAATCTTTTCTGATAAAAGACTATCTTGATAAGTTGGAGAATAATTGTAATACTGTGGATTTTCTTTGATTATATCTTTAATTAAATTATTAGTTTCTGAACTATTAATATCAAAAATTTTTCCAGAAACATGAGTTGGAATAATTCTTGCATTTTTTCTGTAATCAAAATATTTATTTCCAGAAGGATCATTAACTTCAGTTCCTAAAAAATTGTCAACATTTGAATTTTCTGATAGATAAGTTCCCGAAAATCTACCAGAAGTTTGTTTTTTGGGGTCAAATGCTTCAAAATTTTCAGCAGCGTTAGTGCCATGATAGTAAACTTTATCTGTATCAAACCCCATCTCTTTAGCGCGAGCTAAACGAGAAGCCTCATCCATAGGCAGTTCGTCGGCAGCTTTCGCACTAAGTTCTGCTGCGGTTTCTGCACCTTTAGCTAATGCTTTTTTGAGCGCGGTGAACTTACTCATTATTTATCTCGCGTTAGGAGGGGCCATTTCTGGATTTGGTAATAGATTTGGGTCTACTGGAGGCAAATTCGGCATATTAACACCCTGTTCAACTCCCGGTCCTTCTAGTTGCATACCGGTAGCATCAGGGGTAGGGGTTACTCCTGCTTGTCCCTCTTGTGGCGGTGCCATTGGTCCTTGCGGTGCCTGTGTAGCATCACCCGGAGGAGGAACCTGCGGAGCTAGGGATTGTTGTCCTAGTAGAGCTAGGAGATTTGGATCGCCAGTTTGTAGGAGTGTAATATGTTCTTGAATGTGACCTAGTGTACGCTGAACAAGAGAGGCATCCTTACGGAGATCAGGGTCTTGTAGGACTTTCCTGTGCTCTAGGATGTGCTGTTTATGGTCATCGATAATGGTGACAGGCGGAATCTCACCTTCGGTCAAACTCTCGTTTTCACGACGGATAAGGTCAAGTTCGTCCTGAATGTCTTCGGTAACTGCATCTAGGCGACCAGTATTAAGAACCTGCATGAGTTGATTTGGGTTCTTGATGATCTGGTACTGCATCATCTGTTGTGCAAGTTCCATACGACCGGCAATAGTTCTTGCAAGAGGATTGCCTACGTCTACGAACACACGAGTAATTTTGGAGATATCCTCACCAATAAACTCTTTTAGTTCTGTACGGTTAGTCTTACCGACGATTGCAATCATGCGGGGAGCAGTTGCGTAATCCTGTAGTAGCTTGATAATCGCTGTACCAACGTCTTCAACAAGTGCAATATAAGACTGTTGTAGACCGGACATGAACTGAAGTGCCATTGACTGAACGAGCGCAAGTGCTGCACCTGTCTTTAGGCTTGCTTCTGGATTACCGCGAGCTACGCTGTTAACACCTGAGATTGTTTCAGCAACACGCTCAAGCATCTGTAGGAAGTTAAAGATTTCAGCAGGAGTGTGGAGTAGCTCTAGAACTTCAGGCTTCTCCATGCTTTCGATTAGGTTCAAGCCGCCAGCCAAGCTACTAACGTTGAGGTTGCTACCGGGCTTAACCCAAAAGTTTTGTACACCGGAAGAATTCTGGTTAGTGAGAATGGTGCTGTAAAGCGAATTGATTGCTTCCTGAATGGGAAGAATGTCGAATAGTGGTGTATATGCATGTGGACTTCCTAGAATCTCACCAGCGGAGATACGGAAGATTGGCATTACGCGATAGGGGAGGCCAATATCCTGAAGAACAATGCTTTCTTCAAGGAATAGCATATAGCGACCGTTAGGTAGGGCATCGGTACGCTTATGATAGAATTCGTAAACTGGAACGTCATCGGTTTCTTCTAGCTGATTGCTGATACCTAGACGATAACGGTAAATATCTGATTTTGTTTTGAGATTCTTAATCTCGTCAGCAAGTTCTGGATACTTTACAGCAAGATCGAACTTGTTCTTAAAAGTTCTAACAAGATACCAGTCTTGATGGTGATTTTCTTTTGTACCATCAAACATTACGTCGAAAGGCGAAAGGTTTGAAAACTCAATGTCGCCTTCATAGATCGGACGTTCTGGATCAGGTTCACCGGTAGCCTCATCCTCGAAGTAATCATATACTTCTCCGGTTGTGGCGTTCCACTCCAACTTGATAAAACCGGCACCCAAAACAACTGCATGTTCTACAGCGGTCTTGAGATACTTTTCAAGACGCTTTTCGCGCATATAGTAGTCTAGAATGCCGGTCGCTAGTTTCGTTTGGGAGATTGACTTATAGTCGGTATTAATTGCCCTAGCTTCCATTGTAGGGCGGTTGGAGGTCGTCATTGTGATGATATGACTTGCGAGGTTACGAAGGTGATTGACTGGAAGCTGTACGAGTTCGCCTTCTTCACCTGTAAAAGTAATCTTGTGACCATCGGATACATCTTTGTAGTATGCGCCGTGATAACTTGACCACATTGTTCTTAGCTTTTCAAGATAACCAGTTGATTCTAAATTAATAGTCCAACTATCAGCTTTAGCTAAAAGAACAGATGCGGTTTTTGAACCTTCGTCTAATGCAAAATATTCTTGATTTGTTTCTTTTGACATAAGTTAGATTTCCACATGGGACCAGCATCGTCCGCTTTTAATATTTCTAATTGTGATACGACTTACATTGTATTTTTTTGCAAGTAGACGTTCACTATTGCTAAAAATTTCAGCTTTAATTAGTTTTACAACTTCTTCATTCAATTTCGCACCAATAAGTTTGCTACCTTTTTTGCGTAAATTTGTAATGTAAGAATGTTTTACATTTTCAGACGGAGTTACCCATTCAAGGTTACTTAAACGATTATCTAACTTATTGCCGTTTTTATGGTTTACTTCAAATTCTTGAGTTTTGTAACCTAAAAAAGATTCAGCAACTAAACGATGAACACTAAACGCTTTATTACGTTTGATTGTGTTTGTATAAAGACCAATTCTGAAGTAACCGTTTCTTTCAGATGGAGTTAAAATTTGCAAAGTTACTTTATTGCGAACGCGACCAGAGTCACTCACTTGGTATTTGCCTTCGTAATTAATAATATCCTTCCAAATTTCCATGAAATCTCCTATAATAAGTTGTTAAACTTATTTTATATTCAGAATTTTCTTTAGGTTGGAAAGGTTGGTGTTTTGAACCGGGTTAGTTTGATAGAAAATATTCTGACCCTTAGCCAATGCCCAACCGGGGGGATAGGGATTATGGGTAAAGTCAACGTTACGAACTAGGTACTTTAATGAGTCAATAGCGTCGAAGTGACCATTGTCGCCTGAACGCTCATAGGAAGACTTGGATTTATTCCAAACGCCTGTCTCTAAATGTCTAATAAGATTAGTACATCTTGGGTTAATGATAATATGCTCATCCTTCAGCATGATCCTCATGTTATTAAGAGCGGCATCGGCATCGTCTTTGCGTGTAGGATAGAATACAAGATTGTGTAGACGGTACAAGTCGTTAATAAGAATTAGGTTATTATCACTTACACGCTTGTAAGGTTCGCGCATTTCGCCGCTGAATGGATTGGAAAAGGACTTCTCTTCCTTTTGTTTGATACCTTCGGCTAGAGCCTGTGTAGTAAACTGCTGACCATTAATAACAAGTTCATCTTCGATGACGAGTTTGTTCTTTCTAAAATCAAAGTATGCAAACAAGACTACGGTCAAGTCTTTCATACCAACGTCCATTGCGACGTAACCATCAAAGAACGGAGGCTTTTCCCATTCCTTAACGATTTTAGATTTAAGTTCCTCATCGAATTCTGGTACAACTGCGCGAGTAGCGTCTGTAATAATTTGTGCCATGTACTCTCGCCTAAAGTTTACACTGGAGTAACCGCCAGCACCTTTGGCAAGAATATCAATATCTTCTTTCGACAGTCGAGGGTTATCGAACACGTTCTTTGTCGAGAAGGCATTCTCAGCTCTAGCCTGATTGATAAAGAATACGAACTGGTGCGAAGAAGACTTGGGAGGAGTTGAGCAAAGGATGATCTTTCCCTTGGTTAGCGTAGTCGTGGGGAGAAGAATTGAGTTTACGATATACTCTAGGTCGCTTTCAACGAATCCTGCCTCATCGATGATACATAGGTCTGCGTTACTACCGCGAACCGATTCGGCACGACCTGCGTCACATCCTGCAAACTGGATTTGTGATCCTGTGCTTGGGAAGAACCAAATACCTTGAGCCGATTTCTCAATCGGTCTAAGTTCTTCTGGACAGCTTGCTGTAACTTCGCGCATCAACGGTCTAATGTTTCGCTTAACGTCTGTTTGTTTAGGCTGGAGGAACTTTACTACACAATTCTTACGTTGAAGACACAATTCCGTAGCAATTACAACCAGCAGGTAAGATTTACCGATACGGCGTGAACACGACCACACCAGAGTTTTACCTTTATAACCTAGATACTGATTATACAACTCTAGTTGGTTAGAATCTAGAAGAAACTTGAGGTTCGCCTTGCGCCAAAGTATGTTCCGCGCTTCTTCGGGACTGATTTGTGGCAATTCATCAGGGCTACTCATATCTCTTCTTGTTTTCTTCTTTAGTGATGCAAAATCCGCAAAACTCGCATTTCAACCAGTTGTGTTGCTCGTCGTGCTGACAAAGAAGTGCTACATGACAATGGGGACAGATATTTCGAGCTAACGATTTATCTGACTCCTTACTCATCTTTGGGTCCAATACGAGCTAGTTTGAGCAACTCATCCTCGGAATAATCCTTTTTGTGTTTAGCAGTACCGTTAATGGTTGTGGGTTCGTTTGAGAGTAACTTTTTGTTTTTAATAAGCAAATCCAGAACCTTCACTTCTTCCAGAGTGAGTTCTTTCTGTAGAGCGCGGTTCTGTAGAATGTCAATCTGTGCTTCAACAATGCATAGTTCTGGACTTTTAATGATACGTTCGGTTTTACCGACGAGGGGAGTCATCGAAGCTAACATCTGTTGGAGATGTGTAATCTCTTCTTCCAGCTTGTTGATCTTTTCAACAGAAGCCTGTAGAGCTAGGTACTGTGCATTGGTGTATGCAACTAGTTCCTTATTGCTTTTAAACTTTTTTCCGTCAATCGTAATAATCTCTGCCATATTTACCTACCTTTGATAAGTACGGCACCAACCTTAGTTTCGGTTTTAGATGCTTTGTCTTCTACCGACGCAAGGCGGTCTAGAATGTCCTGATTGACTCTTGGTTCTTTTTTGGATTCGATATGTAGGTATAGCCCGTAAACACCAGAAAGCGAGAGAATCGCAAGGGCATCCCCGATGGACGCACCTGTAATAAGAAGGCGAGCTACAAATAGAGATAATAACATCTCAATGAGTGATTTTGGCTGTAACATTGTCCAATCCTTTTAGGGTATGGTCTTTTTGTCATCCCATTTGGGGTAGACTTAGGATTTTGAAGGTTTGCGTGAGCAGCTATTTTCTTTAAATTTCCCTATGTAGGGCCGTCTGCATTGCTTACTTCGGCTTCCTAATAATAAGTTGTTAAAACTTGATTTACGGGTTTAAATAATGTAGTCTTTAGAGATGAGAATGATTCTTTTAGTCTTATCCCTCCTCTTTGTACCCTATCCAACCCAAGCTGAACAAAAACTTATTAGAGTAGGCATCGTAGATACAGGGCTTGATCTCGCCGATCGTAGGTTCTTTAGTGTGTTGTGTAAAAATGGACACAGGAACTTTGTTAACGATACTAACGATACATACGATTATCACGGCCACGGCACTCACGTTGCTGGTACGATTAAGAATCATTCAGGTAAAGGTAACTTTTGTCTTGTCATCCTAAAATATTACGACAAAGACACAAACTTAATGTCTAACGTTTACAACTTCCGTAGAGCGATTCAACACGCTATTGACCTTAAACTGGATATCGTAAACATCTCAGCAGGTGGTCCACAATTTGACGAGACTGAGTATTTACTACTGAAGCGAGCAAATAAGATTCGCTTTATTACCGCCGCTGGTAATGACAATCAAAATCTAGACATGCCGTACAATAAATTTTATCCGGCATCATATGGACTGCCTAATATTATTGTAGTGGGAGCACTTGAGGAATCTGGATTCAAACTATCTACCAGTAACTATGGTGAAATTGTCAAACATTGGGAGATTGGTCAAAACATACATGCAGAATTACCTAATGAAAAGTTTGGATACCTTTCCGGCACCTCAATGGCAACAGCAGTCAAAACCGGCAAAATCATTAAGCTAATGCTAAATCGGAAATCACAATGAGTGCAGAATCAAGTAAGAAAAGTGGCTTTGTATTCTTAGTAGGAGAAGCCGATCCTCTTCTAGAGTCTTATCTAACTTCAGTATTTGACGAAGATACCGAACAAGACATTGAAGAAATCAAATTAGAAATGGAAGAAAAGAAGCTATTTACGCAAATATCGAAAATTAAGGTGTTACTATTTCCACTAGAGATTGTATTAACTTACATGTTTATGGATAAAAAATGGGTTACTGACAAAATTGAAGCAAACCGATTGTATTGGAACTTTCTAAGAGGAAAGATTACAATGGATCAGATGAAGCAGTCGCTTATTCGGATGATGGAGGTATAAGGTATGTTTATGGAAACACGTGAACTCGATTATCAGCAAGAGATTGACGAACTTAGAGCTAAAGTTAGTAAATTGGAAAAGCAACTAGAGGAAAAAGAATATCACCTTTCTCTACTGTCCGCAACCGTAGAAGATATGATTGATTTTGGTCGTGAAACACTTAGGAAAGTTAGACGAGGAATTGCAGTATGAACATTGGACTAAAACATCAGAACCCGGATAATCATCTCTTTGAACGTGGAACTCTTGCGGTCGTTCTTCCAGATAAGCATGTTCTTGAATCTATGGAACAAGAACTTCCTATCGATCTAGGTATCTCAATGGTACACCCAGACGATCAATTTGTAAAGAAGATCGGTAGGGACATTGCTATCGCAAGGCTTGAACCTAAAACTGCACTTCTTCATGAAATTCAGCAACGAGGTACTCGTACTGTTTATCATATGTCGGTAATTGTTGAAAATCACAAAGAGATTCAACCCAAGCATCTGCTAATTGAACTTGGTATCTCATTTGTTCCAGAAAGCGATCACACTCGTTTGGAATATGCGTTTTTTGGACACATTTGAGGTAATTTGAATGTTTGACGAATCGGACAATCCGTTTAAAAAAGGTGATCGAGTAATCGTATCTGACACCGAGTCACAGTTTCATAAGCTGAAGGGTACAGTCAAATACACCTTTGATATCTCAACCGAAGTTCTGCTAGATAATAAAACAACTGTCGTAATTTGTTATAAAAGATTGCAAAAGTTGAAGAAAGTTAAAAAGAAAAAGAAATGATTTTAGCCGGATGCGTACTTATCTTTCTCTTATTGCTCTTGTTTTCTTAATCTTCTGTAACGAAGCAGAGGGCAGAAATTACTCTGTCGCCTTAGATAAAGCAAGGAAGGCACTTTACATCCAAAGTGGGATGAAGTCTGCCGTCAGAAAAGCAGAGAAAAGTGTGATGCGCGAATTAGAACACATTATCGAGGAATTTGAAATGAAAGAAGAAGTAGCTATTACGCTTTCTGCGTATTACATCTACTCTAAACGTCAGGTAATGTTTAAGTACCGTAATAATGTTTTTAAACTTAGTCCAAATTCGGTTCAACTGACATTTCCAATTGAATACACGAGGTAAACATGCTTAATTTTATTGTTACTCTAATTGCATCTATTGCAAAGACTACGATTGCTGCATATATCACCTACACTCTAGTGTTTAGTCTGACTTCTGATGAAAAACTAGCTATTACCGCATCCATTGTTGTTGCAATGCTAACTCCTAGCGTAAACGTTCAACAGGTAGAACATAAAAAGAGCAATTCTCTTGATGTTTAGTGTTATTTTTCATAAAATCCTTATATGCGACTGAGTTACTTTCGTATTTGCGAAAAAGTGTCCAAGTTTTCCGATCACCGACAGCATAAGATCGGAGCAATTGTCGTAAATAACGGAAAAGTCCTCTCAACTGGCTTTAATAAGCTGAAGACGCACCCTCTTTCCCCTCATCCTTACAAGAGTTGCCATGCAGAATTCATGGCAATCAAATATCTTAGTCCAAAAGACCTGAAGAACGCAACCATTTACGTCCTTCGTAAGAACCGCGATGGTAAATTTGCAAATGCAAAGCCTTGTGTTAGCTGCCGTAAGATGATCGAAGACAGTGGTATTAAGAAAATCATTTACACGAATGATAATTCTGTCGAAATTGAGGAGATTGCTTAATTTATGAATCCAATTCTTGCTGAATTTTTGTCGTATCGAGATAAACACGGTCTTATTCAACCCGGTCCTCTTGGTTCGCTTAACGGTATTCTGTATACTGGCGAATCTATGGTTGTCATGAAGGACAATGACGTACTTACTCCGCAAGTTGAAGACGAATTGTTCAAAGTTATCAAATCCTGCGAACTTTATCCGGGGTTGATGACTAGAACTCCTACTTTTGCTGGCGGTCAACAGGCACATGATGACTATGTCGGCTTCCTTGCGGCGTGTTATCAGTGCAAACGTTACGATCTTGCTGAGATTGTTCTGCAATACGGTCAAAGAACTACAAAATTTGGGTTCATTCCTTTTAAATTTGTGTTCAACACTGTTATTCCGGGGACCATGCTTCATCCTACTACCGAAGCGCAGAACGCAAAGCGTCCTTGGTATGAGCGTTTGTTCACTCGTTACTTTGCCGAACCGGGATTTCGCATTAATTTCTCGGCTTGGCTTGGTCGTCTGCCACAGTTTGTAGCACACGTTTATTGGGCAAGCAATAAAAAACCTCCACTTTTGCATCGAATTGCACAAGCTATTGTTATTTGGAACAATAGCAAGCTAAAAGATGGTGGTCATCCCGACACTTGGATGCTTACTTGGCTTATGGTTCGCACGATGGACAACCGTTGTTGGATGGGTCGTTGGGCCGCTAAGAAGTTTTACGCAAACATGCACCGCATTTTTGGCCCCGAAGGACTAAAAAAGCTGTTCTACATTGGCGGCAAACATCCAATTAACAAATATTGGGTCAAGTAAATGAAGAAACACCTGATCGAAGAGATTAGGACGATGCTCGATGAGATTGAGAATCCTAATCTGGAAGAATACGAAAACACTAGCGACTTCTGTGACGAACTTTATCGGTATAATCTAGTGAGAGTACAGAAGATTTACAGCGAAGTGTACGATCAGTACAAGAAAACTAAGCACAAGGAAGATAACTAATGCGAGTTGTTGAAGATTATATCGGATATGTCGTCTGCGACAACTGCAACTGCATTATTGATGAAACCGTTCCTTTTGGACGATCACAAGGACACGACTTTTGTAAGAAATGCATGGAATACCAAGATGCTCAAGAAAGCGCAGATTGGTACGACGATCACCGCGAGATGCTTGAAGACATGATTAGGAGTAAAAAATGAAGTACTTGACACTTTTAGCGGTATTTGTTTCCGGCTGTGCAAGCAATATTTATGCAGTTAAGCCTGAAGGCAATAGCTGTGTTCGTCTTCTGATTAGGAATCGCAACTACTGTATTTCGGAGATCAAGCAACATACCGAAGATTGTCTACAACAAATTAAACTCGAATGTAAAGCACAACGTAAAGGCGTTATTGTCATTAAGGAACCTAGACAAACTAGAGGCACTAGGGACTAAATGATTCTACCTGTCGATATCATTCAGCTTCTAACCGACGAGGAGATCGAAACGCTAATCCGTTTTTACGGTACGGAATTGTATAAACCTTACTTGGCGAAAGTTAAAAGAAAGTATGCCAAGATGCTAGAAATCTTGGATGATGACGAATGAATTCAACAGTCGATATCCCACTACAGCGAGTTTACGTTAGGAACGAATTTCTAGGGTCTAATCTCACCGGACTCACTCCGGGGTATTGGCATTCTGTCACTTCTGTACCTGCGCGAGCATTTACCTGCCATGTGGTTCTAGACAATGGTGCTCATTGGGCCGGTATTCCAATTCACGCTATTGTCACTAAACCGGACGCATCTGCAATCGACTTGAGTGTAGCGCAAAGCTACGACTGCTTCAGCTACGACGTTCAGGTAGTAAGGCACACGTTCCTTAGAGATCAGCTAGTTAGCTGTCTAAAGACCAAGGTTAAGGGACGATACCTATTTACCATCCACAGTGTTGACCCGTTGGGTAAGGCACCCTTTGCTGAATTTCCAGAACAATACAAGACCTTCACCTTTATCGAAACAGAAGCCGGGAACATCATCGCAAGACCGAATAACTATATCCGTTGGATTGACC